TGACAATGAGAGGGGGGCCTACTAAACCGTAAGCCTATCCAATTCCAAACCGCCTCCTGAAACTCAAGGAGCGTGCCGCCATTGTCATGACGAACGGGTTAGTACGGACGAGGATGCTGTGCTCCTACTAGCCAGAGAGTTTCCGCCCTGGTCTTCAATCGGTGCACAGGCCTACGTTCTTCGGCGTGGTCCCACCTCACTCTCATTATCACCCCCACCGCCCCGAAGGGCATTCCTGGCCAAGGGACCACTTCCCAAGTTAGTCGTCGCTAAACAACTGAGAGCCATAATCGGCAAGCTCTCTTAGGGCGACATCTTCTCTTATACTGACGTAATCTGCAGGCAGAAAACGCAGTTCTTCTTCTCCCCTACGCACGGGCACCTTCAACGCCCTCAACTTCCCAAGGTAAGAAAGCCGAGACCATGGCTTCACAGCCATGTATGCGTAGGTCCGACGTACGCAACCCACAGACGGGTTGAATACGTCTCTCTTCCCCCCTCCCTCCCGACCTGTAGCCCACTGGTGCAGGTACAAAGCTACTTGCTCATCGGGATCAAGCTGTCTGCGGACAGCTTGAAGCAATGTGGAATCCCCTTTGGGCGGACTCGGCAGACAGGTGAAGGACCTGTTCCACATTGACCGATGCCGCTCATGAGCGACATAGGACTTGGGATGTAACCCAAGCTGGGAGGGTAGGAACCCCCACTTCTTACCAATTCGTGAACGGATGAAAGCATCCGTCCACACAATTGATCCGGCGACTGCCTTGGCGGCATGCAGCATCCCGGAATAATCGGTAAGAAATCCACCTCTCCGCAAGTGACGAATCTCACGCCACTTGCCCCCTCTGCCTCTTAGAAACCCAGTCGAGTTGATCTCTGCAATGGTTTCGGATCGAATTGTCTTCAGATCGTTCATAATGTACCCGCTAGGGTAATCTGAGACTTCGAGATAACGGTTGGCCGACACAAGGGTGTCGTCGCCGTTAACAAGGACATTGCCTTCTTCTCCGCGCAGCGCCCAAAGCGCTGCCAGATAAGAGTGAAGACAAAGGAGGGGAAAGGAGAGGTAGCCCCCCATCATCTGCCCATGCGATACTTCCTTCTCCTCTCCGGCGCAATCAACCAATGGCCGGAGTGACTGGAACGCTCGTAAGCGAACCGGTCCTGGAATTTTCTGACTCTTCCGAAGCAAAGAGCCAAGTATCGCCTCTGTCACATCCAAGGACAGGTTGTCTGTGGCGGCTACCAGATCTACCGAGGTCTGGTAACGGTAAACACAGGCAGATGATATTTTCGCCTCCGTAGGTGGTCCAACAAGGCGCCAACTCTGTCGCATCAGATGCGATTCGATGACTTTGTGTAATGGTGCTAGAATCTCTGTGGTCTCGTCGTAAATCACGAGAGGCCTGCACTTTCCAGCACTCATCACTTCCTTGTACCGGGCCCTGATAGGCTGATCGATCGGAACTGATCGGCCATTCAGACACTGCCTACGGAAATCTTTTCCCTTTCCAGCAAACCACAAATCCGCGCGCTTGGCGGTCATGCGAGCTGTAGGGTTGGGGACATGAGACCAAACAAAATTCTCATAATTCCGATCCCAACCATAAGGAAAGATTTGAGATACCTTCTCACGTACGAAACGTAGGTACTCAGGCGAAGAGGAGGGGGGTAAGGAGAACGCGTTCTGCTCCCAAGCAGGACGCGCGGAGGGCGTATGCTGACGGCAACCTTGTGGAAGGTTGCGCTTAATTGACGCGATAGAATGGGCCAGTTCCCATCTCTCGTGTTTCAGCAAACGCGTCAAGGTATGAAGACCACTAGAATCCCGCTGGCGGGATTGTCTTCGCGGAAAAGGGACAGGGGCCCTCTTCCTACCTTGAAGGAGAAGATAAGAGAGATACTTGTTAAGATCCTTAGCTTGAAGATCCGGCAGTTCGCATCCAGGAATCCTGAATCGAATCCGAATAAGCTTCAAGCCATTGGAAATGGTCTCTCTTGTGTCGCAAGCGCTGCGAAAGCAGCCGCGACACGTTTGAGCTTCGGAACCAGTGTTGGGTTTAACCGAAGCAGC